CGTGTTCACGCTGGGCGGAAAAGGCAGGATCAGCTTCATACTTTCAGGCCTCTCTCATGTAACCAATGGGCTGCACGCAGCCTGGCGTTTTCCTCACCGGCAAGCAGTGAGCGGATAATCCCGACCGCCTCGCTGTCGTCGTCCTTCACCACGGTATGAAGCGTGATCCCCCGGGCCACACCACGCTTTATCGTGATGACGCCTTTTTTCTCCAGTGCGCGAAGATGCTCCACCGCTGCATTCACTGAACGGTATCCCAGCATGGTTGCCACCTCCTGATTGGTTGGCGGGAAGCCACGTTCTTTCTGATAAGAAATCAGCATATCCAGCACCTGCTGCTGGCATTGAGTTAACGTCGTCATGCCGCCATCTCCCTGACCAGTTTTTCCGCCTGCTGGCGAACCTGCGCCAGAAACGCCTCACCACATGCCTCAAGTTCATCACGCCCGATGTAGCTGATTGCCGGTCCCTTCCAGGTCTTGTCGAAAACAGCAATAGCACCAGCGAAGAAAGCGCCTGTCGGCACCTGCTTCTCATCTTTCGGGATAAACCAGGCAGGCAGTTCAAAACCAATACGCCCGCGAATAAAAGCAATATGATCTGCATCTTCCGGCCACCACACTTCGCTGGTGGCAGCTTTGATCAGGAAAACATAGCGCCCGCCTTTATCACGCATGGCACTGGCATGTTTCATGATGTAACGCATGCCGGTGATGTATTGCCCCTCATGCTGACTGGCGCGGCTGTATGGGGGATTACCAAAGGCAGCACCTTTAAGCTCCGCAAGACGTTCTGACCAGTCATGCGCCAGCGCGTTGTCTTCCGCCGTGTAATACGCGGTACATTTGGCGTTATCACCGTCAGTAAACAGATCCAGGACAAATGGGCCAAACAGGGTGTTAATTCCCCAGAAAATGTTATCCGGCGTGCGCCACTGATCGCCCACTTCCTTCAGTTCATGGGCTGGTTTGTTCCGCAGCTCCACCAGCTCCTGGCAATATTTATTACTCATTAAGCCCCCACGTAATTCCCTGACAGATACCACTCATCACCCGATACAGCGCGCTTGCTGCTTTTCCGTAAGCACCGCTCACGACGTGCCAGAAAATTGTTTCGTTCTGGCTGGGAGTGGCTTTCACGGAATGCCGCCATCCACACGGTTGCAGCACGACGGTATAAGCCCCTGGACTCCAGTTCTTCAGCCTGGCGGGTCAGGCACAAAATCACCCGGGGATCGTTAGTGCCGACATAGAAATTGCGCACAGGTCTGGTTTCACGAACTGGTTGTGGTTCCGGTTCCTGCGCTCTCTCAGTCAGGCGCGGGAAATGTCTGCGTGTATCTCCTTCACAACGGTGAGCCACACGCCCGCTCTGACGTAACTTGCTTGCTGACTGCAGAACGCGCTGCCGTGAGTAACCTGCAAAAGCATCCGCAATGTCTCCGGAAGTACACCCCGGATGGGCTTCAATGAATTTCTGAACGTCATTCAAAAGACTCATGATCACCCCCTGAATCCTGCCGGGATCTGGCTGTAGTCCACGTTGTCGTAACTGGCTTTGAAGTACGGGTCCTCGCGTCTGGCTGCAGATACCGCAGGAACTTCCCAGGATTCTTCGAAATGACGATCCGGACCAAAGAACGTGACAGCCTGTTTCACAAATTGTGTGCCGCTATTGCCCATCGCAGATACCCAGCCCGCGTAGCGTTTCACACCTTCCAGCATGGTTTCGGGGTTTACCCCCTCGTTCAAACGGGCTTTCCAGGCTTTGAAGGCTGCTGATTTTGAATTGCCACCAGCACGTTTGGGATATTCCTGCCAGGCCTGTTCAAATTCCGGTGAATATTCCTGTCGGGCAGAACGCGCTGGCGCAGACGCGTCAGCGGATGCATCAATAGTGTTTTTAGTCTCCGTTGTAATCTCTGTAGTAATCTCTGTATTTGTATCAACATTCGGCGTATCCCCTGTTCCGTTATGACGTCGGGGGGTGTTCCGTTTTAACGTAATAGCTGTATCGCTGATTGCATTATTGCTGTTACTTTCTGGCGAAACAGAAGAAGGTGTGGTGATGGCCGCAATTGCCTGTGGGTTGATCCCGACAAACAAAATATTGCTGCATTTCACCCCATCGAGCATTTCCACCGTGCGTAAATCCAGAGTAATAAACCCTGCATCGCGCAGACGCTTCAGCGCATCTGCGGTTTCCCTTTTCCCGAAACCAAACTGCTCAGCAAACGCCTGGTAGCTTCTTTGCAGTTTGTCGCCCTGAAAACGCTTGCGATATCCCAGCAACGCTCCGGTGTGCTCATCCCTGACCTCTGTCGGGCGGTACCAGTAAACGATCTCTGAAAGCAGAGCGATAGCCGTCGCATCCGGACGCCCACTGGGTAGTCGAATATATTTCCACCAGGTCGCAGGTGTAACATTGCCGGAAATATTAATTTGACCAATAGCCATAACTTCCGGTGTGGGGGCGTAACGGCTCATACAACCTCCTTCCGCAGCATGAGAATTGTGTAGCCACGCGCAGGTTGTAGTCTGGCTTTTGCATCAATAGTAAGCGTTGCAATTTTTCGGATATGAAGATAACCAGCTCTTTCCAGTGCCAGGGTTTCCCTGAATATCGCTTGCTTAGAACAACAGCAGAAATCAGCAAGCACCTGATGATCAATAACTCTCTCGCCTTCACCGTCTGAAGAACCCGACATCAAAACACGCAACATAATCAGGCGCTGAATCGGGTTATCGAAAGCACATCCGCACACAAACTGAAAACAGTTCACGCCACACCTCCCAGACGCTTAAACATTTTTCCGGAGCAAAAGGCTATAAGCGGCATACTGACGCGGTAATTACGGCCCAGCGGTTCACAAATCACCTTCTGACATTCACGGTCAACCAGGCTAACACGTAGAACATGCCCTGCAGGCGTGGTGTACCACTGACCCGGGCGAGGACAACGGAAAGTCTGATCGGTAAACCGTTTGAAAATATTCCGGATCATTTGCGCCCCCTTACCTCTGAAGGGTTCAGTGTCATATTGATTAGGCTGGAAATCGCAGCAGCATCGTTGATATGGTCATACAGGCTTATAGCCAGCGGAGATTCCACTTTGGCCAGCATGGGATAGAGTTGTTGCAGCCAGACCTTGTGGATTACCGACAGGTGGGAGTAAAGCACGCTGGCGTTATGTGCGGCATCGCTCAGCGTGGATGGCTTTGAAAGCTGCTTTTCCATCTGGTTAAAGGCGTTGATGTACGCCTCTTTAAACCGGGCGGCGCGTTTGCCAGTGAAGCCCATTGCCAGGAACGCGAAGCCGTCGCGGGTTATTTGATAGCAAGGAAGTTTGCGAGTACCGCCGTTGGGCTGGCGTACCAAAATTGATGTCTCCGCAAAATTGCGGGCACAAAACTCTGGAGAACAATCCAAAATGCGGATCTTTTTCAGAACATCGTCATGACGTTTAGAGAAAAAGTCAGCAACAGCCAAAGAAGATGTAACAGCCTGACCATCAACGATGGCAATTTCAGGTTGAGAGAGGGTTGGGAGAGTAGTCATAGTGACAGCCCCGGTAGTCAGTTTTTTAGAAAACTCACCACATGGGACGCCAATCACAGAGGTGGTGAGACGTACAGGGTTGGCGTTACCGGAGACTACCGAACCCGGCCCGACCGAAGTCGGCCCTGTACGCCCCACCATAATTTGGGCGTAGTAATGCTCATGACACGAAAAAACCGCATGAGCGCGGTTATGCTCAGTAATCAATTTCAGGACGCCAATCCCGGCACCCGTTTTATAAGGTGCCTGAACAGTGTAACGTCCCGGAATTGCAGAATCAATATGCTGGTGGTCCTTCACACTCAACAAAATCACGCCTGAATTTCCACAAAGGACTAAAGCACTCATGCGGGTAGTCTTTGCGAAGATAGATAACGCGCTGTGTTTCTGGCTCCCAACGAATAACATGAACATAAAGTCCTCTTCCGTCACGAAACCAGCGGTTAAGTTCCTGCACAACTCGCCCCCCACAGTCAGGTAAAGTTCTCTGTGGTTACTTACAGCCAGGTGATTTGGTAATCTGCATTCATGCCGTAACAACAGGTGTGCAGCGACACTGACCACCAGCTGTTGCGACAAACGGTTATTTGCCGTTAAACTGTTCATGCGTTAGTTTCTCCACAGACACAAAACGCCACGACGCCCGGAGCTGCACACTCGCGGGCGTCACTCTTTTCTGGAGCGCAGAAAATTTTGTAGACCAGTGCCGCATGCTCCTGGAGCTTCGAAATTGACAGATACAACTCATCATTCATTGCTGTCTGCTCGTGTGGCTCCACTACCCCATCTTCGATTGCCGAACGAATCTGCTTTGAGTAACTCCCGATCTGTTCGATGACTTCCAGCAGGCGCTGGTTTATATCGGCGTTCTCTACTTCCTCAATGTCAGGAAGCGATACAAACACCCCACCAGCAGACTGTGCGACAGCATCCGCAATGTAGTGAGTGCCAGCCGCGCGCTGTAAAATCATTGCCCATCCCAGCGGGAAAATCTGATCGCCATCGGCACGAAGGCGATTGAATAAAGCGTTCTCTGTTACATCCAGCCACTCAGCTGCTTCAGCGTAACCACCCGGCAACGCCGCGATAGTTTTTCTGACCGCTTTCACGTACCACTCAGGCTGTTTTTCCACTTTCCAGTGATGCTTACCCACGGCTTACCTCCTTTTCCTGTGGTTTTAACTCATTCCGGTTTTGACTAGATTGAAAGCGAGCAGGATAGAGAATCTGCATTTCGCTGATTTCTCCCTTAAAAAAATTGGCCAGACGCTCTGCCAGATCGATAGATGGAATTTGTTCCAGTCTCTCAATACGACTCAGCGTCGCTGGATTAACCTGAACACCCGCAGCAACATGCTGCAAAGTAAATCCGTGCGCCTTACGCACATTTCGTAATGGTGATTGCATATAACCTCCACATATTGCGTGATAAGCATATTATTTCACGCAAATATTTTGCGCAAGTTGATTTGCTTAACGCGCAATAAAGAAATGTAATAAACGCATGAACATAGGAAATCGAGTCAGACAACTTCGCCAGGCGAAGAACATGAAAATCGCCGATCTCGCTGAAGCAATAGGAGTGGATGCGGCGAATATCTCACGCCTGGAAACAGGTAAGCAGAAACAATTCACTGAACAAGCCCTGAGTAATATTGCCAGGAGCTTAGGTGTTGATATTGCAGATCTCTTTACCTCAGACTTCAAAAGTAATACTGTATGTAAAAACAGTACTGGTGAGGATGTTGCGCAGGTGAAGGATGTATTCCGTATTGAAATGCTGGATGTCAGTGCCAGTGCGGGAAATGGCCTTATCCAGGGCGGTGATGTCATTGATGTGATTCATGCCATTGAATACATAACTGATAATGCTGTATCGATGTTTGGAGGACGACCAGCCAATCACATTAAAGTTATCAACGTTCGTGGGGACAGTATGTGTCCAACCATTGAGCCAGGAGATCTCATCTTCGTTGATATCAGTATCAATCAGTTTGATGGGGATGGTATCTATGTGTTTGGTTTTGATGATAAAATTTATGTCAAACGACTGCAAATGATACCTGACAAACTACTGGTGATTTCTGATAACCAGATTTACCGTGAATGGGGAATTACCAGCGAAAACGAACACCGGTTTATGGTCTTTGGGAAGGTCTTAATCAGTCAGTCACAAACCCTTAAGCGACACAATTAACCCCGACCTCCTCATCAATTAGCCACCAGAAGGTGGCTTTTCATCACCCATCATATTGCGCATCTCGCAACAAAAACACTTGCATAATGCGCAATTTCATTTTATCTTTCTTTCCAGACCAACAAACAAGGTCCTAACAAAATTTGGTTGTAACACGGCGTATGGCACATGCGTCGTTAGCGGTCTGGGGACGTTAAAGGGGACAATCCACTCCTTGCTCGGGCAAACAAACCAGGTAGCCGGAATGTGCAAGTCAATGAGGATGCTGATAAGACGCCTAACCAGCGTGGCGATTCGGTTTGACGCCTGGGAAGAGACCAGGACGCAACGATGAGAGCATTGACGAGCAAGGCATAAGTGCTGGTTCAATTCCAGACAGTCCCATTCAGATGGGAGGGTTGGGCAGGGAAAAGGTCCGTTCGATTCGGACACCGGCAATGCTCTCAGCGTTGTGGTGAATGCGCAGGCTGATGCGCGAAAGACATTGCAGCTATTGCGGAAAAGAGCTGTTCGGCGGGGCAATCAAACGCCCGTGAGAGTCTGAAATAACCGCAAGCCGGAGATCAGCACCGGTCACCACAACAGCCACTGCTTTGGCAGTACCAGTTTGTACACTTGCTTCCGGCTGGTACCGCTCTTTTTACAAAACAGAGAAGAGCATCACCGGACGACGGGCTCATAACCCAATCCATCCGGGCGGCTGCCACCGCAGGTGTTCTTCTCTGTTTTGTGGAGAAACCAACCGACCTTGCAGGGTCGATATGATGAGGAGCAACAAAATGGCTAGCGAACGCAGTACTGATGTGCAGGCATTTATCGGGGAGCTGGACGGCGGCGTATTTGAAACAAAAATCGGCGCAGTTCTCAGTGAAGTCGCTTCCGGTGTGATGAACACGAAAACCAAAGGTAAGGTCTCGCTCAACCTGGAAATCGAACCGTTTGATGAGAACCGTGTGAAAATCAAACACAAACTCTCATATGTTCGCCCGACTAACCGCGGGAAAATTTCCGAAGAAGACACCACCGAAACGCCGATGTATGTCAATCGCGGTGGTCGCCTGACTATTCTGCAGGAAGACCAGGGACAATTACTGACTCTTGCCGGTGAGCCTGACGGAAAACTCCGCGCAGCAGGT